TGAAAGTATCCTATAACTGCTACTGCTACTCCTCCTATAATAGATAATAAATTTCTTAAAGGTATAGTTATATCAGTGCCTTCTCCTATTTTAAAATCTGTATCATTTTTTGACATTTTTCTTAATTCCTGTTATTAAATAAATTATTGTACATAAAGCTACTAATGCACTTAATACTTCATTTACTTGTTGTAACCCTATACTAGATATAAAGCCTATAGTTCCTACTGATGTTCTTCCTATTATTTCATTCATTGACCTTTAACCAATCTGAGAAACTCTGAGTCCTCTTTGCTAATTTCTTTTATTAAGTCACCTTGTACAGTTCCTTCACGAATTTCACAAGAGATATCATTGTCTTTTAAAAACTTAATAACTGCACTTAAAAATGCAGGAGGAAGAACATAATCTTTATTTTCTCTAGCTTTTTGTAATTCCTTTGACATATATTCTGCTGTTTCGCAGTGTAACTCTTGTAATACTTTTTCTAAATTTATCATTTTCTTAGTGCCCTTTTAATTATTGCAGCTTCTGATTTTGCTTCTTCAGAAATCTTACCTAGTTCTTTTTTTACTAATTTATTAGCTACCCCATATAAAGTATCATGAAATGCTTTAATCATCATTTTAGCTTTATAAGGGTCTCTTTTATGTACTCCTAAATCTTTTAATTCTTGTACATAACTATTCATAGCTTCTGTATAAGTTTTACCATTAAAAGTTTTACTTGTTAATATCTTACCTAATTGCTCTGGATAATCTCTAGGAACTTCCATAACTAAATCAGGGTCTTTTCTTACAGTATATTCTTTGTCATAATTAGGATATAAAATTAATCCTACTCCTCTAGCATATTGCTCAAAAGGTTCGTTACCAGTAATTTGATAAGTACCTTTACTAAAAGTTCTTTTACCTATTATTGGGTTTCCTTTAACATCTATTTGTCTTTCAAAAGGTTCTATTAAACCAAAGTATTTACCTAATGCTCTAACAGTACCATATCGTTGACTAATAGCATCATATCCGTCCATATAAACTTTAAATGTTTCTCTATCCATAACATTTTCTTCTTCAGTATCCATAATAAAACCAACAAAGTCTGTTACAGAATCCCAAGGCATGTGCATTAACTGAGTCATAAATACTGCAATATTTTGTTCTGCAGAATCTAGTTTATGTTCTAATTGAAAGAAGTTTCTAAAATGTTTATTAATAATAGATTGTGTAACATCACTTCCAGCTTCTACTAAATTATTTATTAAAGTTGTTTGCTCTTGTATTTGTTTTCTAAAGTCTTGAATTACTTTAGAGTCAACACCTTCTTGTTCCATTGCTTTAATTATAGAAGGAGATATATCTCTAGTTGTTTGAGCTTTTTCCATTACGTCCATAGTAATATTAAAAACATTTAAAGCATCTTGGAGAGTAGGGTGAGTTCTTTTTAAGTCATATTTTTTATCATCAACTTGAATATAACTTTGTTTTGTTTTTTCATCAAAACCTGTTTGTCCATTTTCTCTAAGACTATTTAAATAATACCAACCTGTAACAGCTAATCCTATTTCAGTAGCAGCTTCTACTCTTTCAAATGCAGTTTTCTTTGTTAACATTTTCTTAACTGAACCAAAAGGAAGTAGTAATTGAAAACCTTCTGAAGTTAAGTTTACTCCTGTTCGTAAGAAACCTGCTACTAATAAAGTAGAAGTAGTACTTTTTTGTCTTAAAAGTTTATCTAACTTACCTAGCATCTGTACAAGCTCACTTCTATTTTCGTTTATTAAATCTCTTTTAAACGTAAGAGAAGCCATTTCATCTAAGCCTTCATCTGCGTGTTTCTTCATAAGTTCGAAAAGCAACTCTGAATAATCCTCTACACTATCTTCAGTTACTTTAAATAAACGCTCTCCTATTTCTTTAGCTATATCATCATGTTGATGAGTTAGAGTTCTATAAAAGTAATCTGAGAATATATCTGTTAATTCTTCTACTTGTACAGGATTAAGACCTAATTGTTTTGCTGTTTTTTGTATTGACCCTTTAAAGACAGAAGTTTGTCTTGAAAGTATAGTAGTTATAGCTCCACTCTCTACTAGGGCATCAGTTAACATAGGTATGCCTCTTTCAGCAAACTGAAATAATTCAGAAGTATTATCCCATAATTTAGCAAAACTATTTTCATCTACACTTTTAGATAGTTTACCAAACGTAGATTGAAACTTACCACTTAGTAATGCTAGAGTATTTTCACCAAAATAAAGTTCTGCTTTCCAAGGGTTATCTGCTCCTACATCTATATCATATCTTTCTTTTTTAACAACTTTAGCTGATGTAAAGAACTCAGCTAGAGTAACAGGTAGACCATTTTCTTTAGCTCTTCTTTTAAATTTTGCTCTAGATTTTTTATTTAATAATCTTGCAGCAGCATCTTTATAAGCACCTAGTACTTTAAAATGACTTAATAAAGCTAAACCTTCTTTTACATTTCCAGTTGCTATATTAGCTACTCCTGCACTTATTAATCTTTTTTCATAAGAAACAATACTAGCAAAGAACTCTCCACCCCTTTGTACTATATCTGCAAGAAGTCCTGCTCTAACTCTTAACCAGATTGTTTTTCCAGCAGTACTTTTTAACTCTTCTCTAATAGGACTTCCTAAAGCTTTGTTAAATGATTTAAGTCTTTTTTGTAAAACCTTTTTAATTTCTTTAGCTACTGCTACTGGGTCTTTACCTGATAAATTACAATCTGCCATTTAACACGATACCTTTCCATTTTTAATTTTCATACCTCTATATTTATTTAATACTGTACGAATTTCTTTTGCTAACTCTTCAGGATTTACTTTTAAAGCTTTATCTGTATAGGTTTTTTTCCAAGTTTTATACTTAGCTCTATCTGTTATTTTTAACTCATTTAGTCTTCTACCTATTTCACTTGTTGCTTCTTCCCATTCAGTTAAGTTTTTAGTTAGTCTTGTTATTTCTTCTTCAGGTAAAAGTCTGTTTATAAAGTCTTCGCCTTCAGTTATATTTCTCATATAAATTACGTCATCTATTCTACTAAGAAGTAAATTAAAATCTTCAGATATTAATACTTTAGCAGCTACATGTTTAGCAGCTCCTTCTTTAGTTAAGCTTCTTGATGCTACTAAATATTCTTCTATAAGTTCTTGATTAACACCTATAACTCTTCCTTTACCATCTAGTTGTACTGCTTGATTAATATAAGAGTCTGCTTCAGCAGCAGTTTTAGCCCATGTTCTTACGTTTTGATTTTTTAAAAGAGCATGTTCTTGTGCTAACTTATTTGCTATTTTTTGACTAGGATTTAATAAATCACCATATACTTGATTCCATCTAGTTAATAATGCTTTAGTAAAATCATCACTATTAAATACTTTATCGTAATCAATTTTTAATTTAGTTCTAGCTCCTAAAACTTCTTGGCTCATTTCAAGTAATTCTTTATTATCTCTAATATATTTAGCTATAACTTCTGCATCTCCTAAATCTAGTTTGTTTTTTAATTTACCAACTGATTCTTCTGCTGCTGATATGATAGCATAAGCAGTACGTCCTTCTTCTAAAAATTGTTTTTCAAATTTAGTTAAAGGTCTTTTTAAAGCTCCTTTACCTACTGCATCTACCTGTTCATAAAAGAATTTAAATCTTTTTACATCTCCATAAGAAAGATTTTTAAAGTCCCCAACAGTTGTTTTATTAGCTGTATTTATTAAATTCTTAGCAGGATTTTTTATTCTTGAAAATAATTTAGCAGCTCCACCTAGTAATAAAGTTCCTCCTCCTGCAAGCACTATTTCTAAATTAGCTAAGTCTACTGCTTCTTCTTTTGTAAATACTCCATCTTCATCTAAATTAGCAAACTTTAAAGCATAACTACCTATTGCAGTTTCTAAAGAGTTTTGATAAGTAGTTCTCATTAGATTATTTCTGTTATAATACTTTTGACCTTGATTAACTTTTGTTAAACCAAATGCTCTTGAACCTAATAAAAATTTTCTTCCAACACTTGTTCTGTTTATTTGATTTCTTATTTTACTTATTCTATTTAAAACAACTAAAGGTAATGTATACTTTTTACCTACTTTCTTAAGTCCTTCTACTACTCCAACTCCTACTCCTATTTCAGGAACTATCTCATCTCTTAAGTTTCCTAAAGCTGGAAGTAATTGTTCCCAATCAAAGTTATCTGTTTCATCTATTCTTTTAGCTAGTAATGAAGAATTTAATATAAACATTCCTGCAGGGTTTATATCATTTAAAGACGATAATTCATTTAAAGTAAAACTCATTGGGTTATTCATATCACTAACTAGTTGTGCCATTTTTTCTCTTTGGTTATTACCAGTATAAGTAGATAATAAATCAGAACCAAACAAATCATTAAATACACTATTGTCTATTAAAAAGTTAAAATTAGATTCTGGTAAAGCTGAATGAGTTCTTGAAAAGTATTGTACTACATCTGCTTTATCTTCAGTAGGTTTTTTACCTGTAATTTTTTCATAAAGATAATTACCACCTTGTTCTACTTTTTGTTTTATAGTATTATCTATTATAAATTTTCCACCAACTATAGGAGGCTCTCCTCCAACAAGTATAGGGTCTTCATCAATAGTAGGAGAAATAACAGGATTTTCATAACCTAATTGCCAAGAGTTTATTACATTTGTTAAAGCAGCATTTCTACTTTTTCTTTCGTTTTTACTAAATTCGTTTACATCATATTTATCTATCCATTTATATATGTTATCGCCTGTCCCTCTAATTAGTTCTAGGTTAGTACTATTTATGTGGTCACTAAAGTATGTATAATAAACTGCTAAAGCTTCTTCTTTAGCATCTCCCTCAGGCATAGCAGCTATTTCTTTAATCATAGGAACATGCACTTCATTCCATCTGTCATTACTTTTTTGAAGTAAAGGGTCTTCGTTTAAGACACTAGCATTTTTACTAAGAATTTCATTATTAATATAACCTTGTGCATTATAACTATCTTTTCCTTTTATCAAAGAAGTAAGATTACTATTATCATCTGAACCTACATTAAGAAAACCATAACCATTTGTATTAACACTACTCATTTGATTCTCCATCTATTATTTTTTGATACTCTAATTCTTCTTTTAAAAATCTTTTAAAGGTTGAGTTTCTTGGAGAAGTAGGATTAACCATGTTAGCATTTTCATTTCTTAATATATTTACATTATAAGATATAAGAGCTTTCATTGGGTCACTATCTTTATATCTATTATAGTCTGATTGAAAAGCATCTCTACGTGTACTTCCTACTCCTAGAACATCATCTGTTCCATTTATAACTGCTAGATTAAATAGTATTTGAGACTCTACAGTAAAAGGTTGGCTTGTTCTTTCTAAGTAACCAACATAATCTTTTTTATTATCACGACCACTAAGTTGATATAGACCATACCCTAAATAATCTTTAGTATTTATAGGTGGAACATATACCCCTCCACCTTTTTTATTAATAACTTGTCGTTGATGTACATTATAGCTTCCCGACTCACCATGTATTGTTTGTCTATGAATAGCCCTCATTGTAGGCTGTTGTCTTAATGAAGGAATTTTTCTAACTATATTTACAACTTTATTACTATTTAAATAAGTTTCACTTTTAGGTATAGCTGACAATAATCTATTATCATAAGGTAGACCTAACTTATCTACTGGTAAAGACATTAATTAAAGTCCTTCCTTACGTATTCCGGGGTTAAAAAGAGTAGAGTTTCTTTGAGGGTCTCTTAATCTACTGTTTACATATCTTTTAATTTCTTCTAAAGACTTTTCAAGAACTTCTGGAGGAAGAGTACGTCCTCTAAATGCACCCTCAAATCTTTCTAATTCTTTCTGTTTTAACTCCTCATCAGTAGGCGTTGATGTCTCATCTACTGCTGTTGTTTCAACATCTTTATTTACTGGTAGGTCATCTGTATTAACTGGTTCTCTATCGCCACTAAAGTCTTCTGCAGTATCAAAGACAACTCCTCCTGAAGTACCTCTAGTAGTTCTAGCTATAGGAGATTCTCCTGCTTCATTTCTAATAAGAGCTTTTCTTTCTTCAGGGGTTTCTAGTCTTTGGAAGTCTTCAAAAGGAAATTGTTCTCCTCCACTAAAGATTATGTTAATTAAATCTTCTCTTTCTTCTAAACTTAAAGTACTTATAAAGTTTTCATAAACTCCCATATTAGTGTCAAATTCTGAAAGCTCTTGATTTGCATTTCCTATAGCTAAAGAATATAATAAGTTTTGTTCAGCAGTTAGTCCTTCTCCTGCAATATAGCCATAATTTAAACCTCTTATTAAAGTAAGTGATTTCTCTTGTAAACTCATATTATCAAAAGAGTTAGCACTAGGAGGAACAATATAATCTGAATAATAAGTTCGTTCTATATTATCAAAATAACCTTCTGCAAGTTCTTTATCGAATTGTTCTTCTGCTTTTGTATATAAGAAAGTGTCAAGTGGTGTATCTGAAGCTGAATCTCTTGCTTTTTTAGCAGACTCTACTACATCTTTTAGAAAAGGTTCTGAGTTTAATAGCATATTTAAATCAACAGCTAAAGCTTTACCATCATTAGTAACATACTTACCTAAATTATTATTACCTACTAAATAATCAGTTAATACGTTAATTGATTGTTTTACCCAATCTTTAGTTGACTCTAAATTTAATAAAGCAGCAAAGCCTTCTTCACCAGAATTAACACCTATTGATGACATAATAGATTTTAAAATAGTTTCTCCTGCTCTTAAAGTACCTCCGCTTTGAACATCTAATAAATCTGTTAAATCTTTATCTGTTAAGTAAGGCATGTTTCTATAAACTTCTTCTACCTCTAAATTACCATTTAATCTTTGAATACTTAATCTTCTTAATATAGTAGGGTCAGAAAAATCATTATCATATAAATCTCCACTAGCATACTTTTGTAATAAAACTTTGTACTTATCTACTTGTTGAGTATACTTTGTATTGTCTGGTAAACCATATCCATTTGCTGAAGATTCTTTCAATAAAACTGCTAATTGTACTTGAGATTTAGCTATTATATCTGCTCGTTGTTTATTAAAATGAGCAGAAACAGTAGGATAGTTTAGTCTGTAAATTTCAGCTTTATCTTCAGAAAGCGTTGCTAAGTATTCGTCATATCCAGAATTTTCTGTAGATAATATTAATAGGTCATTTGTTATACCTTGAACTATTTTTCCTGTAGTATTTGTTAAATCATTAATTAAAGAAATTTGACTACCATTTGGATTAGCAGTATCTGAAACTTCAAGAGCACTTTGATAATCAAAAGTATCTTTTAAAGCTATTCCATTTTCATTTGTTATATTTTCTAAACTAGATAAAACTTCAAACTGTTTAGTATTAACTAATGCTTGGACAACTTTTTTTAAACTTGTACTATGGTTATAATCTTCATCACCTAAAGCAACAAACTGTTTTCTTCCTAACTCTAATTTGTCATAAATTGCTTGTGCTTTAAATAAATTTGCAGCACCTTCACTTAAATCACTAGCTCCTTCTGGTAACGTAGGTTCTGATATTACTATGTTTTCTAAACTATCAAAATAAGTGTTTTCAAAGTTCTGTAGTGTATTTGTAGTACGCTTTTTATTTCCATCTGATATTGCCTTATTCATTTTAGGCATAACTTTACTAGAAAAAGCAGCAAACCAAATACCATCTGCTTGAGGAGATTCTTTTGTATAAGTATTAAATACTTGTTGAGGAATAGCATCAAAAGAATCTTGGTCATATGCTATATATTTAGGGTCATTTTTAGGAAGTTGAGATGATTTTAAGTAAGCTTCTTGTTTAGTGGCTACATCTACTTCCCATTTATAAGAATCATTATTAGCTCTTAATTCACTATAAGCTCGCCATTTATTATCTGACCAGCCTTCTGGAGGATTATTATATTCACTTAAAGCTTCAATACCTCTTTTAGCTATTAGTTCCTGTAAATCAACTTTAGCTTGTTCGTCTTGTCTTTCTTCATAAACTTTTTTTATACCTAATGTAGCTTTAGTTGTATCATCTAATAAACTAGAAAAAGCTCTTATAATCTCAGGAGTTCTATCATACTCTTGCTCAGCTCGCACTTCAGGAGCACTAGGAGTTACTTTAAATTGTTCTGTTCTTTGTTGTGTACTCATTATCCTGTTCCTTTTGGTTTATTAGGTTCTACTGGTGTTGCTGTTGGAGAACCTGAAAAAGCAGTACCTATTGTGTATCCTTGCATAAATCCACCTACTCCTGCTCCAAGAGCTTCCATTCCTATCTCTTCACCTGACTTAAAGTTTTTATTTAAATTATTTCTTATGTCTTGTAGTGTTCCTAAGTACTGTCCTTTATTATCAGAAAACTGACTAACTGCTTGTCTTCTTCTATTTTGTTTACTAGTAGCAATAGCAGATAAATCTAAAGCATTTTCTGCTACAACAGATTGAAATATTTTACTAGTAGAATTACCTATAGGTTGTTTATCTCCTATTGCTGTTAATATATCAGATTCTTCTGCAGCGTTTTTTCTATCAGCAATATTTTCTGTTTCTTCTAAACGCTCTAAATCCATTCCATAATTTAATTCTGTACGAACTCTATTATTATAGTATTGTTCTTTAGCTGCTGCAGCTTGTGCTCTAGCTATTTTATTAGCTCGTTTGTTTGCTTTTGTATTTCCAAAAATACTTAGTCCAGTTTGAGTGGCTGCCATAGTTGCTGCTACAGTCATAGGTTCACACATTACTTACCTCTCTTTCCCAAGTAAAATTTATAAAATTTAGTTTCATGATAAAATTCATATTCCTTATTTTTTTCTACTACAAAACCTAACCTTTCAAGCCATTTTATAGTTTTTGTATTTTTATTCCATACGTAATTAATAACAGGTTTTTCGAAAGTTCTTAAAAGTTCTACAAATTTTTTACCTTCTTCTAACCAACTTCTTTTTTCATGTTTGCTTTTATCAGTACCTGCAAACCAAGGTATTACTGCGTCTGGTAAAATAACTACACCACCTACTGAAACTATTTCTTGTTTTTCATTTACTCCTTTCCAAAGTAAATCACTAACTGAAATAGATTCTGATAATTCTTTTTGCCAAGGTTGTCCCGAAGCACCTGTAAATTCTATAATATCTGAAGGACGTAATGTAATATTACTAGCTTCAAATTTATCTTCTGATGTAGTTATTAATTCTAATTTAAACATTATGCTGTACGATACCAAAGACTTCCAACTATATAAGGTTGTAAGTTATTATGAGGTTGGTCTCCTCCAGTATTGGAAGTAGTAGATGAACCTCTCATAACTGCAGTATGTTTATTTTCATCATCATCTCTATCAGCAATTTCTGAAACTCCTAATGTATGATTGTGACTTGGCATCTCATCTACAGTTAAAGTATGAGTTTTAGAACCTCCAGTTTCTAGTAAGTTATCGAAATCTGTATCTGCAGTATTATAACCTACAACAACTTTTCCTTCTATTCTAGTCCAAGAACCAAAGCCTAGTAAAGTAGCAGGGTCTTGTGTATTTAACATATTACAATAAACAGAACCTATAGGATATAAAACATCTCCTACAGATGCTTTTACACTTGTTATATTTAAATCTGTTGCTGTTATGCTTCCATCTTCAATTTCGTTTGTTCCTACTGCTCCAGTAGCTATTCTTGATTGAGTAACAAAATCATTAGCAGTTATTGCTGCTATACTATTTTTGTTAGAGTTAATAGTTCCTGTTAATGCTAAAGCAGTTGTATCATAACCATCAGATTGTTGTTCACTTAACTCTTGAAGTTTAAATAAACTTTGTCTAACTGCTTGATTAAGATTAGTGTCTGTTAAAAGACTTGTATCTGCAAAAGATACTGAAGGACTACTAATATCTGTTGTTCTTAATAATGCTATTCTATCAACTGAAGTATCTATTGTAACTCCTGTTCCAGCATCACTTAATAATGTTATTACTTTATTAGAAGAATCATTTGTAAAGTGAGTTGTCTCTTCTAATATTGTTTCCGTTTGATTATTGTCTCCAGTTCCAGTATAATAGTTTTTAATATGCAAAACAGTAATAGTTGTTATATTAGGCAAAACGTCTAAACTACTATAATCTAAAGATTTATTTTGACCACTATTATTAATCTCTGAGCCAGAGAACTCTTTAATTGACTTTGCCGCCATATTTTATCTTGCTCCTATTTATGTAAGTTCCTTCATAAGCAATTCCCACGAACTGAGACCTATAAGGACTATTATTTTTTAAAGTTAATGTTAAATTTTCTGTATTACTATTTACTCCAAATTTATGTATACCGCTTTCTTTTTGAGGTATATCAGAACTAACTAGTCCTACTTTACCTGTAAATTGTTTTTCATAAGTTTCTCTACCTTTAGTTTTAATTTCTAATGAAAAGTTTACAGCATCTTGGAAACTAACGTCAAGTGATTTTAAGTTTAATCTTCCTGTAGGATAGTTTTTATTTTGTACTTGTAAAAAGTAAGGTGATAAAGTATAAGAACTTTCTACTGGATAACCAAAGAATAGCACTCTTCCGTAGTAAGTTATATTAGGAGGAAGTACCCAAACGTCAGTATACTTAGTTAACTGATTAATAAATAAAGTACCATGATAGTTATTACTAGTATCATCTTTAACTCTACTTCCTACTCTAGTATTAAGTATATCAACAGATGCAGTAGGTTCTTCTTCTGTATTATCTACAAAGTTATAATTAATTATATCATTGTTAGTTTCTGTATTAGCAGTCCAAGCATAAGAACTAACATCACCAAGTATATTATAACTATTTGAGGGAAGTGGAGTATAAGGAGGATTAGAATAAAAGTCACCTACTGTAGTACCTGACCCCTCTTGAAATCTTATATCAAATACATTAGTTTTATTTCCAAACGTATCTGTAGTAACTAATTTAAAATGATTTAAAGAACTTTTAGTAGCAACTTCTGATACAGTAGTTGGTCGAATACCTTGAATAGTTACATTATTATCTATAGTGTAAATATCAGTATTCATTAGTCTTGCTCCTACTGAATCTCCTCTAAAGTTTTCAAACTTTGTTATAGTATTTTTAGTAGTAGCTTTGTCAGAATCATATAAAGTTTGTTCTACATTATCAAAATATACTTTTACTGTGCCATCATTATATTCAACATCTAGTATTTTTTCTACTCCTGTCCAAAGGTTATTAAAGAATAAACTTTCACTACCATCAATATATTGTTTAATAGCAGCAGTAGAGTAAGTGTGAGATACTGTAACTTCACTTGTTATAACTTCTCCAGTATCATCTCCCCAATTAATAGGAACTCCTGTATTAGTAGAAGAATGAGTAAGACTAAGTCCTGTAATTTTTTCTCCTATTTGTCCATCATGAATCCAAAAGTAATTTATAGTTGAATCAAATTGTTCAAATACTTTATGAGAAGTAGAAGAAGCAGGTATAAATTTTAATTTAGTCCAACTAGTACTACCGTCTTTTTGTATAGCAAATGTTCCTTTTGTATCAAAACCTTGAGTATCTTTTTTATTACAATATATAACGGAGTCATCTGCAGTAGTACTATCAAAAGTTCCTCTAATAGTAAAATTAAATTTATCTCCTAAGTTATGTGTAGGTAAAGATATTGAACCATTAACTTGTGCTGCACCTTCAGTTTTAGAAGTAGTAGCTCCATTAAAAGTTAATTTACCATTAGTTTTATTTTCAGAGTGTTTAAATTGTGAGATATAACCTTTTAATTGTATATTAGAATTTTCTTCATTTCCTATTTGAGAAACAACACTTCCTGAAGAAGGAGTTAAAGAACTAGCTAATTCTACTCTATCTATAATAACTCTATCTCCAGAATCTAGTAATGACCTATCAAATAAAGGAATAGTTGTTCCATGATTACTTACACTAATTATACCATAATACCAAGTTATAATTAAGTCATGCCATTCGTTATTAAATAAATTATCAATATAAAACTTATTTCTCTTACTGTTTTTATATATTTCTAGCACTGCATGTTTAGTATCTCTATCTCTATAAATATTTATTCTTTCATGAGTAGCTTGTCTGTTACCTCCAAAAGATAAAACTGGTACATTATTTTTACTTTCAGAAGATAAATATATTTTTAAGTTAGTTGTAAATTCATTTAAAGCACTTAAAGTTATAGCAGGTATTTGTACATAGTTACCTTGTATTCCTGCTGCACCATTACCTTTAAACTCTAACATAGCTTTTCTAATAGATTCAGTACCATTAAAGTTTAAATTTAAATGCCAAGTATTAGTGTCTGTAGCACTTAGAATTTCTTGAGAGGGTAATATTCCTCCTACTTGTCTTGTATAAGTATTAGCTCCTCTGCTTGCTTGACTAACAAAATCAGGAAAATTACCATCATCTCCTAACCCTTTTATTTCGTAACGACTATTAGTAGAGTCATAATCAATAATTTTTGTATTTCCTGTAGCTAATTTATATGCTTTATCATTACTAGTATTAGCGTCTACTGATTCATTATAGTTACCATTATAAGCATCAATGTAAGAATTACTTAATATAATATCACTAGGAACATAAGGAGTTAATTCAGGTACACCTATTGTAGAAGTGTATGTTTCTCCTAGTGAACTATCAGGGTTATTTACTTCTAATACTTGTGTTGGAAATATTTGTTTTAATTCATTGTTTACAGTAGCTACTGTTAATAAAGTATTATCTAATTCAGCTCTAAAAGGTAGATTAAATTTTGTAATTTCTGTTGTATTATCTTCAGTTATATCATAATTAGGATTGTCTTTAAATACTTTTTGGTCTATTTGTAACTGTGACGAGTAATCAAATAAATCTAATTTAGCAATATTAACATTTAGTCCAGAATTTTCTACAAGATAAATTGTATTGTCAAAAACTACTGCACCAAATATATCTGAATTAAAATTAAATTTAGACCACGCAGATTGTACTTGTTTTTTATTGGCTTCATAATAACTATAAACGTAAATATTTTTAGGTTCTGAAGTTGTTCCTAAGAATATCATATTTTTATTAGCTATACTAAACATATACTTTATATCTTTAGGAATATAAGTATCTACATGTGCAGTTATTTCTATTGCGTCTTTTACTAAAGTATCATCTTTTACTACATACTTTCTAATAACAGCATTAGCACCTATATTATCTGCAAAGTATACGTTACTTCCTAATTTTTCAGGTCTAACAGTTTCATCTACACTATAAGAAGTAATTAATTCTGTTCTAACAGTAGAAGGACTTAAAGCTTCTGTAGATGAGTTTACTAAAAATTGTTGATTTTCTGTAAAGACTATTAAGCCATTACCATATACTTCCATATATTTAGGTCTAACAGAAAAGTTACTTCCTAAGAAAATATCTATAGGATTATCTGCATTATTTATAATAGCAGAAGAAGCGAATAAATTAAAGTAGTCATTTGATTTTGACATTACTACACTATCTTGTCCTAAATAAACTAATCTATTTCTAAAGAACTGTACGTCAATAATTGATTTTCCTATAAAAGAAGGAATAGGATTAGAGTCATTATCTCCTACTAATCTATTAGCATAAGATTGAGCTGACCTTTGATTAGTTAAACCAGTATCACCAGCGACTACAAAACTAAATTCAGCTTTTCCATTAACGTCAGGTACTCCTGTTCTAATTAAAAAGTGTGGCATTGTATCAGGGTTTATTTCAAAGTCAATCCCAGGCTCTACTGTTTCTTCCCAAATTTGTTTAGTAGCATTCCAACTAACAAAATAATTTGCTAAAGTGTTTTGTTCATCTACTCCTACAACATTTAATACATATCCATCATAGCCACCGAGTTTAGGAAGTTGAGCTGCTGAAGCAACGTTTTGGTTAATAGCATTTATTTCTAACTCTATATCTTTACGAACATAAATCTTTTGAGTTAATATATCTGTTGCATGAGTTATTTTTACAATATTATCATCTGTTGTAATTGTTAAATTAGTTAACGCAGCATTTCCTTCAATAGCAGTTTTAATTGCAGTTGCTATTTGTACAAAGGTACTAGAAGAAGTTACTCCACTTGTAGTACAAGTCTCAACTGCTGCTGCTCCTTGTTGTATAAATATATCAAAATCTGCAGAAGGATTACCTTCAACTGCAATAATAGCAGTTTGTCCATTATTAGTATTAGTTGTTCCATTAGTTGTCATTGCTGTAACTTTATCTGCGTTACTTACAATAATGTAATCTTCTATTACAGCGGCTCTAATACTATCTCTAGGAGTTGTAGTAGCTACGTAAGCATTAGTAGTAGTACCTCCACCTGCATTAGAACTTCCATATACAACATCTTGTTTTACTCCATCTTTGTTATAAACTTCTATAGGTTTAGTAGCACTATCAGTAAATACTAATATATAATCATCAGTTACTGCATTAACATCAGAAGCAGAAGCTTTATTATTCTTATCTATTTTAGTAATAAAAGAATTAGCATTTATACTAGTATCAACAGGGTCTAAAGAAGTAATTAATTCTGTACCATTTCTAGTTTCTAATCCTCTAGATATACTTGATACATAGTTTATTTGTTCTTCTGCTTGATTACCTAACCTTACTAAGTCAGGTTGAGTTGACACTCCGTTTGATAGTCCTGTTACTTGGTGACTAAAGAAAGATTTAGATGCCATAATTTGGATAATCCCTTGTTCTATGAAGTACTCCAAAGGAAGCTTCAGAGTCATATAATATGTTTGCTTGTTCTACGTCTATTTGTTCTCTACGAAATTCTATTCTAGCTTCTAGTTCATCTTGTTGTGTTAATTGGAATAAGTCAGTGTCTCCTACGACTTGTGCACCAAATTTTCTAGCAGTATTAATTGTTATATAACTTCTTACTACTTGAGGTAAATCTTCCCATTCTAAAAATGAAACTAAAGTTACTTTTAAATCTTCATCAAATACATAAGTATTATTTTTTCTATCGTAAAGTTTTTGTCCTCTTTGTACTACATCTCTTTTACCTTCATTAGTTTTTCTAGGTATATAAACTTTTAAAGTATTTGCAGGTAAATTAATATGATTAGAAGAGTCTCTAGCTATTGTTAGCTCGTAGTCAGTATTACATACTAAACCAATAGATTGTATCTTTCTTGAATTATCATGAAGCATTTGACGAGCCATTAATGCATCTGCAAATGCAGTATCAAGGCTGCTTACGGGACTTTCATTAATGTTTTGCAAACAAACATTTACTGCTTCTAATTCTGTTTGAGGTAATAAATTCATGTTGTCCTTTTAAAATTATAAAAAACCCCTCACGAAGAGGGGTTCAAGTACTTAAAATTAAGTAATATTAAGTTCTATAGCACACTCTGGTCTAAGTGAACCGATACCTACTGACTGACGAGCAACCATTAAAGTTCCTTGTCTTTCAACTTGGTAATCAGTTTGTACACCTAATCCAAGTAAACGTACTACACCGATAGCATCAGCAGAGAAGATAACACCAACAGTCTTACTGAAGTCACCATAATGGTAATAATCAATACCTGTTGCTGCACCACTTTGTGATACGTTAGTGCTTGGTACATTAGGGCTCTTAAGGATAGTAACTCCACCAATCTTAAGAACTGTTCCATCAGCATAAGAACCTGCTCCATCATAATCACGATTGATTACTGAGAAACCAGAATCTTGTGAAGCTGACAATAAGTCATAATAATCCTTAGGTCTTAAGATACAGATTTTTTCATCTGTTTCTGGAACGAAAGCATTATCGAATTTTTCTTGTGCTGAAAATATAGCTTCTGATAAAGCTCTTGCTTTAGCAGCTACAGTAGAAGCACCTCCTGCTAATAAATCACGACCACCATCTAATTGGAAATCTCCACTAGTAATTTGGTTGTCGCCAGCAGAAGCAGGCTTTTGTGTACCATCAACAGAGACAAGCTTATTAGCTTCTCTTGCTGTTAATATTAACTTTCTAAGCAAGTGTTGGTCATAAGTATAACCAAGAGTTGCACCTAGTTCTTTAGCATAAGCTGAACGAACTTCATAATGATTTAACATATCTTCAAAATCATCTACAAAAGTAGACGCATACATTAAACCATCAATAGATATTACTTGCTCGTTATGAGCAATAGATGAAGGTTCGATTTCTGTACCAGCAGCATGATAGCCAGTAGTAGAAGCACGACCAATCATTGGGAAAGAAGCTGACTTCTGTCCACTAATTGTACGCTCTCTAACTTTTCCTTGCAATATTGTAGCTCGTTCAAAGCTTGCAAGTACTTCACCAGAGAACAACTCCAAGAACATTGCGTCAGTAGCACCAGCAGCATTTACCTGCCCGGGACGACCAAAGTTCGAATAATCGAGAGCTGACATTTTTTTCTCCTATGAGGTTAATAATTAATAATAATAATCAATTATATATTTACTTACAAGTTGTCTTACGATTAACATACCTTAGTAGTTTAAAGTAAGGCTTTAAATATTTATAGTCTTGACCGTTTAAGTTTTCTTTGAACTCTTTCACGTTCAGCGGGGTCTTTTTGGTAAAGCTTAGTGTTAATATCAGCAGTTAGCTGAGCCCAACTTTCATAAACATCACCAGCCTCAGACCCTGAGACTCCATCAAGCAGTTGTGGCTCACCAGATGAGTACATGCTCTTTAAAGCTTCTATAGCCATTTGAGCTTTGTTCTTATCCATTGAAGCTACTGCTTCGTCAAATTGTTGAGCAAATGCATCATCTACTCCCCCTTGACTTGCCCAATTAATTAGATTATCATAATCTTCTTTTGAGCCTGCCATTTCTACTACGCTTGATTTCCATTGGTCTACTAATGCTTGTTGCCCTGCAACATAAGCATCAATCATAGGTTTACCAAAACCTAATTCTTCTAGTTCTTTATAACTATCTTCTGATAATTCGCCTTTAGTTGCATACTCGTCTGAGTATTTATCAAAATTAAAATTACCTTCTTCACTAACAGTAGGAGTAGTTTCTACTTCTTTACTTCCTAATTTAGTTTCTAGTTCTTGATAAGCTTTTACAAGGTCATCTTGTGATTCAAACTTACCTAGAATTTTTTCTTGTGGTTCTTCTTTAGGTTTTTCAGGTGCTTTTTCTCCCATAGGTATATTAACACCATGAGGTATTGCTGTTGCTCCTTGTGGTTCTGAAACTCCTGTTACTATCTCCTCGCTTAATTTTTCTTCGCTCATATATTACTCTTCTTCCTTAATTAATTCTCCTGCTATTTTACCTGCAGCTCCAGCAGTTCCTTGAGCAACAGCTTGTTGTTGCATCATAGCTTGCTGTTGTTGCATAGCAGCTTGTCTTTCTTGTTGTAATTGTTCTTCTGATTTAATTAAACCAGCCATTTCAACACCTTGAGATACTCCTATTCGAGTAATTAAATCAGGCATATTTATAAATGAACCAGCTTGTAAATTTATTACATCTCCAACAAATTGTTTTAATTTACCATAATCATATCCTCTACCTAATGCTTCTAGTCCTGCTATAATAGTAGGCTCTACTGAACCAGTTGGTAAATCTGGTAATCTATTTTGTGAAGCATACCTAGCCATCAATGCTTTTATTAAAGGTAACTGTAAAGTCTGTGAAAGTACAGAATATTCTCCACCTAAATTATCTTCTAAGTCTGCTGCTACGTATCTAATTTCTTCAGCAGTTACACGTTCAGCTTGTCTTCTTACTGCTACGTTAAGTAAGAAAGCATGTGATAAAGCTTCTTCTAATCCTACTTTAGTTTGATAAGCTACTTGAAAGTCATTAGCTTTTTGTACTTGTAATGTAGAAACATCTTGAATATTTCCTACACAGAAATCTCCAGATTCTTTTCTAGCTAAATCTCTTACTTTAGTAGTACCATTAGGATTAACCATAAATAAAATCTTTGAAGATACTGCAGCCATTTGTACAATAGATTTAGATATAGCTTCTAATGAATTTAAATCTCCAAGATATTCTTCTACTAATCCTCTACCATAATGCTCTCCTGCAATAGATGACCAACGTACAGGAATCCAAGGCATATCTTCAGTTTTATATTCTCCTTCTGTTCCAGCAATAACAGTACCATTCTTAAGTTCTTGCCAACCTTCATAAGTATTTTTATCTTTTCTAAGAACATAAGTAAATATACTTACTTCTGTTTTCTCTTGGTCTTTTTTACTTAAACTGTTATATGCTTCTTCTGGTAGAGCTTTAGGAGTTAATGTTTCACATACAATCCATCTAATAGGATTACCAGAATAGTCTCTTTCTATAACATATTTTTCTATTGAATAAACTTTTACGTCACCTTTTTTAGGAACAAATAATAAAGCATTACCAGTAGCAATACATAATTTTAATGTATCAAACATAGGGACTCGTAAAGAATCTTTCTCTGCTTCTTTAATTAATATGCGTTCATATCTAGTCATAGCTTCTTCTAAACTAGATAAGAAAGATTTACCTTTTGCTAGTCCTAATTGGTTTGCTTGGTTTTGTAATTCTAAAGCTTCTTTGTCTGATAAAGATAATTTAAAGAAAGGAGTGTTAGGAGGAAACAAAGCTAATAGTAATTTAGAAGCTAAAGTATTAACACCTCTTGCTCCTAAAGATTGGTAAGGAGTAGTTAATACATCTGACTCATTTGAATAGTCAGGAGTTAATAAAGCAGGTAATGTTAACTGACAACATCTTCGTGCTCTTTCTAATATGTTATGTCTTTTTCCAGACATAGAAGCATAATGTTTAGCAGCTTTACCTTTGTGGTTGCTAACATCTTCGACTGGTAGTGTTGAGTTTTTTTTATACATTAGTACTGCATTCCTGTTGAATTGTTTATTTGTAACATACCCATATTAGTTCGAGTAGGTTTTATCTTTGGTATGTTTCTTTCTGTTCTACTTGTACTTGTAAATCCTAATTGTCTTATTCCCATTCCAGATTGTTGTTGTCTTTCTGGTGTATTTTGTCCTATCTGTAAATCTCCTAAACCAATAAAATCTATGTTAGGCATAATGTCTGAACCTACTTGGTCAATAATTCTTGCCTTATTCATCTTAGTACACATCTTCTTCTTCCTTTTTAAGTTTGTTTTTTAAGAAAGTTATTATTTCTTGTTTACCTACTTCTATCCATATTTCTCTATCAGGTGTATTCTTATTAGGTAACGTATATGGATAAACTATTTCTAGTAAATCTATTACATCTTGTAAGTTTCTAGGAAAAAACTCAGCTAATTTTTCTGCCGATATTTCTTTTAATTTGTTTTTTGTTGTTCTCATAATAAATAAAACCCTCTTAAGATAGTCCTAAGAGGGTAGATTAAACTAATAAAGGAGGATAGTTTACGGGATTATTTCCCTATTAGGGAGCATGTTAAATCCAATAATCTATTTCTTTTGTAGTAAAATCGTACTCTTCTCCTCTTAATATTCGGACTGCTCTAGTGTTAGCTATTAAATACTTGTTAATAAAATTATCGCTAGCATCTTCATCAACATATTTTTTGTATTGTTTTTTATATACTTCTTCTATTTCTTTCCAAATTTCTTTATCCGACAACTGGTCTTCAATACACTTATCCAAAATTTTAACAGATTTAATCTTACCAATTTTAGGAGCACCTTTAATATTATCAGTTGGGTCTCCCATAAGTACTTGAGAGTAGAAGAAGTGTCTTGCTTGTAGTTCGTCGATTTCATATATTTCCTTTTTATTCCAGTTAAAGTGCATGCCTTCTATTTGGTCTAAGTCTTTATCTATTGTACATATTATACTATTACTATCTTGAAGGAGACCCATTAAATCATCAGCTTCTAATTTACTTTCTGTCCTAGCATTCCAAGTTTTAGTCATATATTTCTTTAATACATCTACTAAAGTGGGAACAGTAGAAGCATTTCTATTATCTTTATAACCTTCTAATTCTTTGTATCTAAAATTATCTTTACCTGATAAACAAACAACAGCTTCGTCTGCTCCAGTAGTATCGAGTATCCATTGAATAAAATTATCTACATCTACCATAGCTTCTTCTGCTTTAGCTATAGTAATAATGCTAGGCTCTCCTTCGTCTCCAAAGTCAATATCAAACTCATTAATAAAAGCAAACCTGTATGCTATAATATCTCCATCTATCAATGCTCTTTTCATATTATTACTATCGTTATTAATTCCATAAGTAAAGCAAATACAATAGATGCCATTATTATAATATATACTTTAAACATAATATCGTATTTTCTCATTTGTCATCTTTCCTTATATCTCTTCTAATTTCACGTTCAAGTCTATTTAATATCTCTTCCATAAAAGTAACTAAATCTCTACGTTTAGATATTTTATGTGTAAATGAATTAGCTATCTCTTTTAATAAAGCTCTTACTGCTCTTATCCATATTAATCTTTTTCTAATTCTAACTGCTGCAGGATTAATAATTTTCTTCTTCAGTGTCGTCATCTTCGCCTCCATCTATATGTATTGTTTTAGTAAAACGTGCTCCACAATATGGACAATAAGTAGGGTCATTTATACCCGACATCATCTCTAGTATAAAGAAAAAATTCTTACAACTAGTACACTCTAAATAAGATAAGTCTTCCATTTTTGGAATATATATCTCATCTTCATTTCTTTCATCTTCTGCCATAGCTTCCTCATCAATGGGTCTCCGCCCAGTTATCTCCAACTTTATATTCTCCATCTAATGGACATAAAAAGTTAAAGTCCTTACCTGCTTTTCTTATAGCTTGTACTGCATGTTGTCCTACAGTATCTGCATTATTAACAGGAACATCTATTTGCCACTCATCATGTATGTTACCAACAAACTCTGCGTTGTTTTCATACACGTAAGGAGCTAGATTATGTAATGCTTGTTTCATAACTATAGCACCTGCTGATTGTAGTAAGGTATTGAGAGCACTATGTGCTGACCTAATTGGTATCTTTCTTTTATCTAATCCATACAAGAAACCTCTTGTACTTGCTTCTCTTACTTTTGTTTGTAGTTCTCTTAATGCAGGTAATTTTTCTAAGAAAGATTCTTTCATAGTAGTAGCTTTATAACTGCTACAACCAAGAATAACTCCTAGCTTCTCTGCACCTGCTCCATATAAAAAAGCGTATATCCAAGTCTTGGCTATGTTTCTATCTGTAATACCTAAAGCTTCCATGTTAGTAGTATGTACATCTCCATGAACAACTACGTCTGCATATTGTCCATCATCATACTTACCCATATAGTGAGCCAAACACCTTAATTCTAAACCACTTGCATCACACCCTACTAGTTTATTATTATTAGTAGCTTTAAATAAAGTCCTACACTCTTTACCATAAGGACTATAGCAAGCAGGTACTTGACTCATGTTTGGTTTTCTGTGTGTCATGCGTCCAGTAACTGCACCTATTGTATCTACTGCTCCATGTATACGTTCTTTTCTAGACATCTTAAGCCAAGCATTCTTGCCCTCGCCTACCATACCTAGTATCTTTTGTATTACAAAATACTCTCCGAGTTTTTGAGCACCTTCATATTTTAAAGATGCTAATACTCCTTCGTTAATCTTTGGTATACCAGTTTCAGTATACTCTTCTGGCTTCCAACCATACTGTTCTTGTAGTCCTCTTGCTATATGTTGTCTACTTCCACAATTAAAAGTAGTCATCTTCTTTTTAACAAAAGGTACACCAGCTTCATAACCTCTAGCTTTATTATTTACTTTAGGAATAAATACTTCTTCATCTACAAAGTCTGGAAAGAATTGTTTTACTTCTTCTTCTATTGTTATCTTTTTAATTAGTAAAGATTTATATAGCTTATCTGCTTCTTTATGATTGAATGACCAACCATTAAATGTTTGCCTACTAATTATCTTTCTAACACTGTGTTCTAAATTTAGTGCATCTTTAGATACTTCTTTCTCTTGTATCTTTTTATATAGTGTCTTTGTTACTATTACATCTTGTTCACAATACTCTACCATTTCATCAGTAAGTACTGACCAATCAGATTGAAAGTGTTGCTTATGTTCTCCAAGACGTAACCCAAAAGCTTCAAGACTATATGCACCTATGAGATTATTAGGAAGTGTACCTGCTTTTACTCTCCATATATCAGAATCTTTTATATCGGGAAAAGCTAACTTAGAAGCAGTTAAAGTATCATAGACTTTACTATAATCAAACTCCCAACCTAATACTTTTTCGAGAACCAAACAATCATAGTCAATGACGTTATGACCAATCCACAAAGTAACATTTCTAAAAACGCTGTTGTAAAAGTTATCAAACTGTTCCTCCGTTCTAAGTACCCATCTTCTATCAGAGTCAATATCTATAGCTACAATACAATGTATTTTATCTACATCTAGTTGTAATCCATTTGTCTCTATATCAAATGCTACTCTCATTGTAATCCTTTAGTCCTAACTTATCAAAGTCATCTTGCCAACTAGGAAGTAACCTACCCGTCTCCTTATTAAATGTCAACTTATCAGCAACACCAACTTCTCCAGTAGTACGATTCTTTAGTACTCGAAGTCTTGCAAGGTTACCATACTCAGCATGTTGTTGGTTTCTTTCTATTGCTATCACTGCATCTGATAATTGTTCTAATGAACCCGAGCCACGTAAGTCACGAAGACTAATCTGTCCTCCTTCATTAGCATTATTACCCGACCTATTAATATGTACTACACATAATAAACAAGCTCCAGTTTCTTCAGCCAAACTTCTTAAGTCTGTCATCAACCTATCAATAGCTTTACGTTCATCTCCAATAGGCATACCACTGATAACAATACTTAAGTGGTCAAGTATAATATATTTACAACCTAAAGATACAATCATAAATCTTATCTTGCTCATTAAGTTATCACTATCAAGTGAACCAAAGTGGTCGTACAAATGAAACTTGTCATTGTTAATAGTAGCTTCATAAGCATCACGGAGTAGTTCATTATCTACTGGGTCTAGTTCTAATCTTTTATTTAAATACAAACTAGGATAACGAAGTGCAGTCTTTTGTGTACTGTCTTCTAATGCAACAACTCCCAAAGGAACTTTATGATGTTGTATTATATGGTAACCAATCTCATGTACAAAAGTTGATTTACCTGCACCCGAACCTGCAGTAAACATATACACTCCCTTTTGCAATCCTCGTAGCATGTGGTTTAGTTCGGGATAAGGAATAGCTATACCATCTTCTACTGGAGTAGAAACATAAGACCATAGTTCTTCACCAGATAAAATGCCGTCGGGTCTATATTGTCTAGCTTGAAAGATAGAAGCAACTAACACTGCAGCTTTACCATTCACTAACATATCGTTAGCATCTTTATGTCCATCAGAGTATTGCATGACTCTTATCTTTCCACATGATATTAGATTAACTGCTTCTTGTACTCCTTGTCTGCCTGCTTCATCATTATCAAAAGCTAATACAATATCATCAAAAGATTCTATAAACTCTAAATTCTTTTTAATATACTTACTAACAGATGATGCACCATTAGGAATAGAAACTACTGCCCACTTATTATTAAAGACTTGACTAATAGACATAGCATCAATCTCTCCTTCTGTAATAATAAGTCTAGGGTTTTCCCCTTGAGGTGTCCAAAGGTGTTGACCAAATAATTCTATGTCGTCGGGTTCTCCAGTCCAAGGAAATTGCTTGTCGGGTGTTCGGATATGTTGTGCTACTTCGCTTCCATTTTTATAGTAAGATGCTACATGACAAGGGTGTCCTCTCCATGTCCCTACTTTATAATTAAACTTTCTGCAGGTTTCTTCTGTAATACTACGTTTAGTTAACGCTTGATATTTTCCTTCAATTAAATCTAATCGTTTTGGTTCTTGTACTTCCATATCTTTATTATCCCCTTTTGTATAAGTCTTACATGAGAAACAATATGTGCCATTAGAATATACAGCAAGAGCATCACTACTACCACAGTCACTACAAGGTAAATGTGTTTGTATTGCTCCTCCCCTACATTCCATCATAAGCTTGCTCCATGTCATTTATTTCTGAACCAGTAGGTTCTTCATCAGTATTTAATATTTTAGTCTCTGTTGTTTCATGAGCAAGAATATTAAACATAACTGCTGACGCATGGTCTTCATCAGTTGCTCCACTTAACCACTGTACTAAATGTCTAAATGCAGATTCTTTATATCTTTCTAATTCTTCTTCTGAGTTTGCTTTTTCCCAATTACGAGGTGTATATTTCTCTCCTCCTCTTGTTAGTAACTCTGCAAACCTAGTAAGCATTTGCTCTTCGTATCTAATACCTTTTGGAATAAGAAGATTAAAGTTAGCTTTACCTTTATTAGTATCTCTGACCATACCAGAGTTAAACTCTATTCTCTCCCCACTATCATTAGTTTCATAATCCATAATCACTCCTTTAACCACTCGTCTGGCATAATAGTTTCGGCATATTTGAAGCCATGTCTTTCACACCATTCTCCATAAGTAGTTTTGCTACGTTTACTTAATCTTTGTTTAACTTTACCAAATACGAAACGAATGTCAAGGTTTGGGTATTGTCTTTTAATAAGTAGATGTTTAACTCTATCTGATGAAACAAACCTACCTTTAGTTTCTATTATAATAGTTTTACCCGATTTAGTTTTTACAATAAAGTCGGGAGTATACCTATGATTAGACTCGGGTTTTACATAAGTAATAACTTCTGATTCATAACCATACTCAACATTCTTTTCGTCAAGGTCTTTTGCAAAAGAATGCTCCAAGCCCGAGCGATAACCATGCTTCAGACTTGGGTCATTTCTTTTAAACTTCTTTGGTTTCTTAGAAGTCATCAGGGTTACTTTCAACTGCTGAAATTTTTTCTTCAGCAATCGCAGTGCTAACGAATCCTTCTTCTTCTGCAAAGTCAGATACGTCTACCCCTTTCAATTCAATTACTTGAACTGCTGATAAGAAACAAGATACACCATAAGCATTAGCAGATGGCATATAGTATGGACGTGCATTAAATGCAACTTTTAGTTTAGAACCACTACCAACTATTTCGTTAACAGTATTTCTTTTAGTGTCAACTATGGTAGGCTTACGCTCTCTTACTTCTCCATCTCGTGTAGTATACTTAGCAGTCATCTTGAATTTAAATTCAATGTTGCCTGTCTCTACACCATTGTCATCATACTCTCTAGTGTATGGTTTGTTAATACTTAAGCTATCTCTCTTCTGAGGTTTAGCAGTTTCTAGTGCTTGCGTTTTTGCAAGTTCTAGTTGTTCATCTAATGTAGTCATTAATGGACTAGCGTCTTTCTCTGACATAACTAGACTAACGTTGTACACCCCATTAGGGTCGAACTTTGTTTGTGGTTCATTAATGAACACGTATTTACCTACACCCACTGGTGTAACTAATCGAACTATGTTGCTCATACTTATTCTCCTTATAAGTTTATATTTAAGTAGTTATTATAACTACTACTTTTAATGGAAGAAGTATTTACTTTTAAGTACCTCTTCAATATTTAACTTGCCAAGTTTAGGAGGTTCTGTTTTAGCTCCTAATTGACTCTTAATACTTTGAAGTATATCACCATTTTTATAGATGTCAACAAAAACTTTTCGTAAAATTTTATGTAAATCATCTACATGGTTTGCATGAGTACCATAAGAGTCATGTATTAAACTAAACTCTCGTACTCCTTTATCTTCAAATAGTCTTATTAAAGTTTCCATTAACATACAAGCATCTATACTATGTACAAAGTTAGGTGAGAAGCCAGACTTCTGTTTACCTTCGGCAGCTATATCTACTCTTTTTTGTATATGTAATTGTACTCTTTGATTACCAATAAATAAACTTACCCTTTTCTTTTTACTCTTCTGATAACTTTGAATTACTGGGAAGTTTGTTAATGGAGTATACCATTTAATAAATTGTTGATTACTTTCTTCTACTATAGTATCAAACCAGTCCATTGTTTTTCTCGCACCCACAACGACGTTTCTAATAGACTCGCCTAGTTTATCTGCTAAGTACACTGACGCTCTGAATTTGTCTACTGTATATCCTTCTAGTTTTTCTTTAGCTTGTTCTAGTATTTGGTCTTTTAATCCATAGTGACTTACACCATAAGGAGTAGTCATAGTACCAGACTTAACTAACTTTCTATCTATTTTATCTTGCCACATTTGACAGTAGTTTCTTTCTACTCCTGCTTCATCATCTAACTTTAATTGTTCTTTTAATTCTTCTGCTACTTCTGTATAAATATCTTGTGGTTCTTTTGAGTCTAATAAGTTTACTGCTTTACCTCCTATGTCGTCAAGTGTCATAGCAGATAAATGTTGTAACCCATTACAAGTTCCGTCCATATTAATTGGTAAGTAAGATATGTTATTTCTTTTTGCATACTCTAAACAAAATCCAAGAAATTGAAAAGGACTATCAGCATTACACCAATAAGAACACTCTAAAGGTTTTTGTCCACACTCAAGAATCCATTTTTTATTTTCTTCAAACCATTCTACTCTTGAATTAAAATCTATTTTATCTTCTCCATAAGCATTAGCACACCCTACTTTCCACCAATACATTCCTCTTTCTGTTAGTTTATATCCTCTAGAAAATTTTAGTAATGACTTACCTATATCATTTGATTGAGGATTTAATGTAGTAGGTATAGGATATATTCTTCCTCTAAAATCTAAATTCCATGGGAAGTATATCTCTTTATATTTAGAATAGTCTTCTGCTATTTGCATTTGTGAAAGTAAAGCTATACGTTTAGAGGACATCTCTCTATTCTCTGTATATACATTAGCACAAGCTTTACTATATCTAGAAACTAAATCTTTATTTTCTTTTTTAAATTCTATCCATTGTTCTTTAGACATTTTATCCCAAGGTCTTGGAGGAAGTTCAGTGTTTTCTGTAGTAGGTAATCCTGCTATACCACCACACTCTGCCCACAACGTCTTCATAACCTTAAGCACCTCTGTGTTTATTGACCAAGAAGTTTGTTGTGCTGTGTTGACAGCTTTCATTGCTATGGTTAAATCCTCCTGCCCCAAATCTCTGTGTTGTTTAATAGTCATACGCCTAATAAAATCAGGCTTCCAATTTGGGTGTTGACTTAAGTAGCCACCAGAATATAAGCTTGTCCAATTCACAGGAGGAACAACCATAGGTCTATATGTTGGAGTAAAAAATGCTAATAGTTCTGAGCTTTCGTTTAGAAATTTTTTAATTTTTTCTGATAGCGTAACCACAAAGCTAGATTTATTTTTACCTACTCTTATTCTTTTGCTTTCAAACATTCCCGTTTGCTCAATAGCTAGCTCTAAAAGTTTGTGTCCTAGTCGTAGTTTATCTTCTTTATCAAGTGTGTGTTTTAACATTCCTCTTTCACTCATGCACTTCTCTACAAATTCTAATTCTTTATTCTTGTATGCATCTATATGTTTAACATGAGTTTGAATTGAACGCAACATTTTTGGTTCTTGTTTTTTAAATTTTCTATAGTTAGCTTCGTGTATTAATGTTTCTGCTAACGCTATACATATAGAAGTTTGTTTTGCTAAATCATTATTAGTAGTTACTATATGATTAAACACAACCTTTAATGTACAGAAAGCATATTCAAATGGGGATAGTTCAAGGCTTTTAAATATAGAACGAGTAGTAGCTTTTCTACCTGCATTCCAGCCTCTTTCTTTTGTTGAAGGATAAATCCAGTCTTCGATTGATTTGGATAGTTGTTGAGTAGAGCGAGAAATAAGAAGTATAACTGGTTTTGTTTCACCAGCTCTACCTCTTTTCTCCATATCGGAAAGAGCTTTTTGATACCTCTCTACAGTTATTTCTATAGATTGGTTCTCTAACTCTTTTTGTTGTTTGTATAAAGGTTCTATGACAGTGTCATAGAAAGTATTGAAGGACTCATTACTGCTCACGTTTAGCTCTCCACTCGTCTAAACCATCTTCATGGCTAGGGTCAAGGAGTAAAGTTCCACACCTTCCACAGTTAGTTCCTATTTCTAACATACCATACATAAGACCACAATTAGTACAGTTACCTGCATGTTTTCCCAAACTTTTTGTTTGACAAGTATCTTTTTCTACTAAATAGTTGTAGGGTCGTAATTTAAATATACTCATATAACCACCTCCAATTAAGTTATGGTTATAAGAGTATCATTATTTTTTAATAGTTGTCAACTATTATTTTTATTTTTCTATATCTAATTCTAATTGATTAGCGTTAGTATCATTATCTAAATACCAACCTTTGTCTTTACATCTTAATATATATTCAGCATACTCTCTTCTGCCTTCAAATATTTGTTCGCTTCCATCAGTTACTTCATTGACTGCTTTGTTACAATCATCTATCTCATTGTTACAAGCATCTTCAATAAATTTTTCTATTTTAAATATTCTAGATTCTAACCACCTAACGTAGTTTTCATTAAAAGAATATTGTACTATTGGCTGAAACGACTTCTCACATTCTACAATTTTTTCTTTCATTGGTTGTTCTCCAGTGACTGCTGTGAATGTATCATATATTTTTTCTTTCATAATTACTTTCCTTTTAGTTGTTAAAAAAAGCTATGACAGTGTCATAGGATTTTGGGTTAACCTATACACCCAAAGGTCTCTCATCACAAACGGATTATTTCATAAAAGGTTATTGTCTCCTTTCTTTGTTTTTAGGTTAATAAAAAAGTGAGTGTTTTTAACTAGGAAACAGAACACTCAAACTGCCTACAAAGGCGTGAAAATGAATAAGGAAACACTCCTTTGTATATGTGTATTATACTATATCTGTAAAGTGTGTGCAACAACAGTGGCAAGTTATAATACTTTGCTTACTTTTTCTTTCTCCTAAAAATGCCAAACAATAAGGACAAGTATCATCAGCTAAATCTATCTGTGCTTGTGTACTTAATTCTTGTACATTAGTAGTAGTATAGTGGTTTCTTAAGTAAGTGTCATTACTTTTATTCTTCTTTTTCTTTTTATTCTTACCACCATATAAGTAACTATCATTGAAGCCCCAATTATTGAAGCCTCTATTATAGTAACCCATATTGCACCCATAACTATAAGTAGAATTAGAATACCAATTCCCGTCACTAGCATTAGTCCAACCACTACCAATCATAGTAATACCTTTGTTAGTAAGTATAGCAACTTTGTTCGAGCCACTTACAACTGTATTCATAATAGATTTGAAACCTTTACCATAGTTACTAAACCTAGCTTCGTCAATATACTTGGTAAGTACCATAGTATCTGATACTCCTTCTTTAGCTTCATCTCCAAACTTACCCCCCAATACACCATTGTGAATAAGTATTCTGTCTGTCTTACCTTCTGTTTTTCTCATCTTCTTGTAAGAGTTAGTAATCGGAAAAGGGTGGCAACATTCTTTAGACGTACCACCATGAGTAGTAATCCTCATGTGAATGAGAGCCTCATCTTCTTTTCTGATATTCTCTTGTAATACTTTGTAGTATTCATCTACATCAAAGTAACCTTTGGCATACTTGATATAGCCATTACGTTTAACTGCATACCCACCCCCGTCGGGATTGTTGTCAAAAGAATTTTCTATATACTCTTTTGATGGTATGTCTTTACCTTTCGGTTTGATTATTGCAATACACATAATTTACCTTTCCTATGACACTTGTCATATACATATATTTTTCCTAAAGTAACTATCATTGTTCAACACTTTGTATAGTTGTTTGTACTTCTTTGCTCTGTTATCAACAAACGCTTTGTAGTAATCCCAAGCAGTAGTATTCATAACTTCTTCTTTCGTGGCTTGCATTGACCAATGCACAAGGGAATCTACAAAGTCAACATACTTCATCATGTGAATCCCATCATAGTTTGGTGTAGCAAAGATACGAAACTCAACAGTATGTTCATTCTGAAAGTTGAGTGCTTGATACCTACTATCAATGGAATCCCAACCAAAGTAGTCCCAAGAATCTTTAGAATAGTCTTTACTAAACCTTGCCCAATTTGCACTACGTCTGCCTGCAATCCTACATACAAAAGGTTTGTACCTATGACAAAACCAATCCATTTTACGTAGGGTACTATTGTCGTTCCCCATACCTACATAACTTCTGTTGATATGAATATGAACACCACAATCATTATCCTCATTGTCAGGGTCATGATATTTCTCCAACATATCTTGAGAGAATTGTGGTAAATGCTTGTCGTGAAATCTATGACTTGAAGGGTGTGTAATAAATTCACAACCCTCTGATAGACTTCCGTCGTGTTGAATGTCGCCAAGTATTCTATAGTTCCTACGAATGCTATGACAGTCGTCATAGTCGGGTCTACCATACCCGTCAACCTCCAACTCCACACCCATAAGCAATGTTTTGTGTGGGTCTTCTTTACCTATTGTACGCATAATCCAAGTATTGAAGTTGTGATAACTGTTGACTTCATGCCCCATAGCATGTGCAATAGCTTTGTCCCCACAAGAAATACATTTACTAATATACATAGAATGTTTTTCTATTAAAGCACCACAACTAGTACAGAATTTAACACCAATAGAAAGTAACCCCGACCTACTACACCTCCTACCTTCATGATATATTAAGTCCCTATTGTGATGAAGTGTATTAGTAATTTCACACAAGCCATAATTCTCTTGTACATGTTCGGGTTTGTATCTACTGCCATTGATAATTGGTGCTTCCCACCTATGACCCACGACTCTATCATTAGAGTAATCACAACGCCACCACTGTGGTATCTGAACATAACAATCTTTATACAACTCTTCAAAGAACTCTGGCATTACACAAAGCGTACTTCTGTCTTGAGAATCTGCAGGGTCTGAAACAACTAGTATCAAGCTAGAGTCCATATCATTAAACCAACTGCTCATTCTATCACAAGGATATATTTGAGATTGACAAGTTCTCATGTGAGTAAAAGTCTCTCTATAGAGTTTGTCTAATACTCGCATTTCTTCAATGTGTTGATTTAATCTAGCCAAGTCTTCACGTGATGAGCGACTTGGGTTTATCTCTAGTCCCTCTGCTAGTATGTCTTTCTCTTCTTGATACGCTTGTTTGAAGTTTGCTCTTATCTCCATGTTACAAATATTGAGAGCTTCTTTACAAGCATAAGAGTGTATCTCATAAAACCAATCATGATTACGTTGACTATACAAACCTAGTAACTCTACTTGTCTACCTTCACACCTTGCAACTGACCTAGACCAAGAGTCATAGTGTCTTACTCTGCAGATATACTTTCTTTCTCGCATTGTAAAGAAAGCTCTAACTCTACGCTTTCTACCCACATCAACCCTTATCCTAGTACCCGTTGCATTCCCTTGATTGTCACAGTCTTGCACACATGGAAGTTTCAAGAAGAGATACATGTCTTCTAGTGTAGTAATATTTACTTTGACTTCGGGATACTCACAACACTCTTCATAACTTGGAAAGTTTTTATGAAACTCATACCAACCTTTCTTGTCATTGTTTACTCGTATCTCTTCAACAAGTTTTCTGAGTCTTTCTTCACTGTTACTCATTTCTTAGCCTCCTTTTCTATGACACTTGTCATAGGTTGTCTACTACTCACAACATCATACGCTTGTGAACTACTTAATCCTTCAAGCATCAACTCGGTAGTAGTAGCTTTGTTAAGCCACTTGACTATATTGTCATAAGAATACTTACCACAATGCGAAGTATTGTTAGCCTTCAAAGGTTTGTTACTGTACACACAAACTCCTTTAGATACCAAGTACAAGTCATCTCCTTCCAAGTGTTCAAAGTCTTCGTTGTAGTGATTACCTACTTTAGAATAACCATAACAATTTACCCACTTCTTGTTTGCAGTGAGAACAACACATGGTGCTAATGCTCGTTCATAGCTGTCATTGGAATACAAACAATCTTCATGTTCTTCCCAAGTACCCACAGTAACCCATTCTTCTTGCCCTTTATCAACTCGCATGTAAGCAAGTCTGCAAGGGTCGGAAGCCAATGCAAGCATACGCCTTGACTCTTTCTTGAAAGGGTCTAGACCACACTTCATAGTCATACGATTGAATGTCATTGTATCACTTACATCATCACCTTTGTAAGTTTCAGTTTCAATATCAATCATGCCATTGTGCATGAACACAGTACCCACAGTGTTAGAAGTTTTACACATTTGAAAATATGACATTGTCATAGGAAATGGGTGACATTGTTCTGCTACTGCGTACAACTTACCAGCTTTGTTAACGCCATGAGTAGCAATTCTCATATGAATAAATGCTACATCATCAGTGCTTACATTAGCAAGTAAGTGTTTGTAATAGGCTTCAAAGTCAAAGAAGCCTTTTGTTATCTTGAATCTACGTCTGCTTTTATCTAACGTAGCCAACCCACCACCATGTCGATTGTGCATAAAACATCTTTGCAACACTTCACGTCTTGGTAGCTCGACTCCATTAGGTTTGATAATTGCTACACACATTACTTAACCTCCTTGTTTACAATTAGATAAAGTATTAACTTCTTACGAATAGATAATATCTTTATCCAATCTATTATTAGATAATCTATATTCATAATACACTTTCCTTTCTATGACAGTGTCATAGGTTTTGTTTACAATACACACAGTACCCACAAAATAATATAATGTGCCTTGCTACTCGTAGCTCATATTGACACAGTCTTTCAAAGCGTAAAGTTCGCCACAAGACTACGAGTAAGGCAAGGTTTGGTCTGTAAGAATCGCACCTATTAAAATTCCTATGACAAGTGTCATAGAAAAGTATTAGATACGTAGTAGATATATTTCTCTACTGTTAATATAAATAGTATATCATAACAAATATAATATGTCAATCAAGACAAGAAACTTTTTTATTGTACCCACAAACTTTAAAATCTGAAAAAATATGACAATGTCATAGAAATTAAATCAGGAAGAAAAGTTACAAAATTGTAGTTTTTAATCCTGATGAAAATGTTACAAAATTGTAATTGTTACAAAATTGCCATGAGCTCTGGAAGCGAGCAAAAAAAAACCCTTACAAGTTTGTAAGGGTTTCAATGTTACATTTTTGTAACTTATGCAACTAATTTATTTTTCTTCTTTGTAACTTTCACGTCATACAATTTTACTAAGTCTTCTGTATGACCGAACAACTCGCCTACTGCTACGACTGTTCTTATTTCGTCGTCTTCTGTTAGTATTGAATCAACTGTAAGAGAATCAATATATTTTCCTAATGCCTTGACGATTTTCTCAATTTCAAGCGTATCGTCAATTTTAGTTATTTTATAACTTAGAGATTTTTTCGCTCTCTCTAAATGTTTATTAACTAGGTTATATTGCTTACGACCCAAAGAGCCTTCTTCTAATTCAGCTTGCTTCTTTTTGCCATGTCTAGCAATAATTTCTTTCCTAGCTAATCTTCCTACTTCGCCAATAATTGAAAGCCCTTGTTCTTTAATTTCCTTTGCTTTCTTTTCGCTCATAGAACTAGTTACTGTTTTACAGCCTAACTCTTTTAAGTATCCTAATAATGTAACGTCTTGGTTAGCAAGATTTTCTACACTATTAACTATTAGCTCTTTTGCTTTATTTCTTATGTTGTCTAGTTTATTACTCATTTTATTTTTTCCTAATGGCAAGGCTAATTCAACTGTAGAATTAACAAACCTTGCAAAATCGTTTTCTATGACAGTGTCATAGGTTTTTTGATTTCTCTTACTTAGGATATATTTCTCAACTAACATAAATAGATTTTCGCATATTTTCGAAAATACGTCAACACAAGACATGAAAAAAGATTAATTAATTTTTTCTATGACATTGTCATAGGTTTTTTATGAGCTCTTCAAAAACCTCGAAAGTTGAAAAAAAATAGGCAAAAATGAACAATGCCTTTTAAACGCCCATATTTGCCTTTTAAAGCCTTTTAAGGCTTAGCAAGGTTATCATATTACTTACAAGGCGTTCGTTTAATATACGCAATCCTCGAAGGCACAATATGTTGTGTCTTAAAAAATAACGCATACCATATATTGTGGTGTGACACAATGACTCTCAAAGACTTAAAAGGCTTACAAGTTCTACGTATTTAAATACCTATAAACTGTAAGGTTTTTAAGTAATTAAAAGGGGTAATTTTTTTACGTGATGTAACGAAACACCCCTCATATTTTTGTAACATTTTTTCAAACGCTACTCACAAACTTTTAAGACTTTTTAATTGTCTTTTTGTAAGTTTGACCTCTGTAATTAAGGGTAACTTCCATAGTAATCTCCTATGTTAAGCGTTCCTTCCCTACACTTTGTAGGTACTTCCGAGGTATTTCTATGACAATGTCATAGCCTTGAACGTATTTTATATAGTAGTTATAATAATAACTAAATTAAGGGACTTTAAAGTAAGGATATTCCTCTTCCCCTTCTAGAGAGCATGTTAAACTGGCGTATAAGACTTACATGCCTATCCAATTTAAAGGTTTAGAGGTTCTTCTCCCCGACATCCATTCAGTAGACTTCTCCATTTCATCTATTATCCAGTCATACTTCTGTTTGTCTTCTGCTTCTTTCTCGTCTGTAGCTAATATGTCCTGCCAGTATTGGATTGCTAAAGAAAGAGCGTCGATAAGGTCATCATGCTTTAAAGCCCTCTTAGACCTATTCATTCTTGTGAACTGATAACTAAAAGAATGAAAGTATTCTAGAGGGTCTCTTGCAACTTGGACATCATCTTCTATTACTTTTCTACTAAAAACTAACCTATGACCTGATACTACTGGTTCAAGAGTGTTAATTATTCGTAGTTCTTTCTGACCCTTGACTGTTGTTTCTTGTATTGTGCAAGGGTGCGTTCTAACTAGAAATGGAGTGAATAACTTTGTAAACATTCCGTTACCAAAGTTAGCCTCTAGATAGACTGCATTTACTTTATGTTGTTTTGCTATATTAGCAAGCTTCTGTAGTGCTCCATCAGAGTATCCTCCTCGGATTCCTCCAAGGGCTGTTACATAAAGCTTGCCATGAAGAGTCTTTACGACTGCATAGCCAGTCTTATCAGCTCCTCTACCAGATGGGTCTATAGCTAAGACGCTACCTTCAAAGTCAATCCATTCACTTGAGGTGTTAATTGGACTGTACCAAGCGTCATTACCCATTCCTACTGTAGGTAGTTCTTCTATACAAGTACTTTTATTAGCTCCCCATTGTACACTTGTAGGAGCTTTATCGCCATCTAGGCTCATTATTATTAGGTCTTCTGTTTTAAGTGGGAATCTATCTTCATCAGATAAGGAAGTATCTAACATAAACTGTAATTTAAAGGTAGACCTACCCATATTACTTTCTCTATCTCTTAAATCTTCTTCATCAAACCTCATTGGGTCTATAGGTTCTCCTTCATCTTTCTCTGACTCTACAATCATAGGTGCAAGACAACCTTTATAATCGATTATTTTTTCTACTGCTGGCATTCTAGCTGTCCATACTCGTAGTTTATAATCTCTTTCTGCTAGTTTATTATAAATTGTTTCATAGTTTTGTGGTGTTCCTAGATATTTAATCTTACCATTAGGTAATAATACTGATTCAAATTCTCCACATCTATGTAAAAGTTTAGCTCTCATGTCATTTGTAAGTGAATTTGAGATTACCTCTATATCGTCTGCAATTACCTCTGAAGCACGACTACCTGTTAACTGACCTGTGATACCAACTGACTTAACAGAAGGGGCGTGTGAAGCTCCTGAGCCTGCTACATCAAACGCTACGTTAGAGTCTCTAAATCCACCACGCAAAGGTGTTAACATTTCTACTTCATTAATTAATCTTTTAGTAAAAATGGAGAACTCATCAGCCCTAATTTTAGAAGCAGATACAATAAGGAATTTTTCTTCAGGGTTGTTGAAGAGTCTCCAGAGAACATAAACACTTGTAAGATAAGACTTACCTACTCCACGAAAGGCTTCGATAATAATTCTATCTCCACCATGTTGCAGGTAGTCCATAATATCTATTTGAACATCTGTTGGTCTAGGCAATTCAAGGTGCTTCCAAATAACCCAAGTAAATAACTTTAAGTTATCTTTACAGTCTTGAACACTTACATTCATTACCATTTAACCTTGTTAGCCCAATAAGCAGCAGACATTTTACCTTTAGCAATATTTTTTGCATGTCTAGCTTTGAAGGATTTACGTTTTGCTTTCATTCTTGCAGACTCACCTGCTTTAGGTTTACCTGCAGTCTTAGCTCCCTTCTCTCCAAAACGTATAGTCTTAATTTTATCCCCATCTTTAGCTACAACTATGTGTGATTTTTTAGGGTGACTAGGAGTACGTTTAGGTTTATTAAAACCAGAAACCCCTGCTCTTGCTAATCTAGGGTCTTTTTTTGCTGGCATTATTTCTTACCTTTTTTTTTCATAGCCATTAACTTTTTCTTTTGAGCTGGAGTTAATGGTTTCTTTTTAGTAGAAGGTCTGCCCCTTTTACTACCATAAGTACCTTTTCCCATTGGCATAATACTACCTCTTTCTTTGTTAATTATAAATAATTACTGCACACTTACGATTTGCTCTAATTTTATCACCTGCTTTTAGTACAAATATTTCAGATTTAGTTAATGGTGCTAGGAATACGTTACCATTTCCCCATTGTGGGTCTCCTAAAGCAGTCATTTCACTATCTGTACCTATTTGAAACCAAGTGGATAAATTTTCTGTTGCTACTACTTGAGCTAATCTTTCTACACTCTTAGCAGTAGTCTTTTGGTTAGCATTTCTAACTTCGCATTCTGATACATTTACAGTATAACACGTGCCATTTTCTGCTGCAATTTTTGCTATTGCCATTATTTTCTCCTAATTTATTTAACTTGTGAACTTCCAAAATAAAATCCTACAAGAGCTAGCATTGTTTGTCTTACTTCTGGTAACAATACATAACCTTGTAACTCTATCCAACCGTTACCTTTTGCAAATATATCACCAAATAAAAATCCAAAGATTCCTCCAGCTTTATTTGCTTCAATAGTAACTGGTTCATTAAAGAATGCAAGAATAAAAGGTGCAAAGATAACAGCAAACAATGTACATATAGCTATAACTCTTCTTACTATAGCTCCTGCTTGTCCTGTTCTTGCCATTGCTTTATCAGCAGACTTATCTGCTATACCTTGTTTCTTTAATATTCCATCTAATTGTGCTGCTTGTGCTTGTGACTGAGCAGCTATAAGTTTCATTACGAAACCTGATAAACTTCCACCTAACATTGCTAATAATTCTACACTCATATTTTCTCCTATTGTACTCCACCAAATTCAACTGTAATACCTCTAGCTACTAAAGTATCTTTAGCAGTAGTTCCTGCACTATTTAAAGTATCTCCTCCATTTTTTTGAAATCTTACATCTACTGTACCTGTAGTAAAAGAAGATTGAGCAACACAAGCTTCTAACACTTTAGTAACTTCTGCTGCACTTAATCCATTATATCTTAAATCTATAGTAGTTATTGTAGCAGGTAAAGCAAAGTCACTAGCTACTGCTGTTATTCCTTCATAAGAAGTAGTAATACTATGTCTACCTTTTAAATGTGCTCTCCAACCAGTGACATGTGCATTAGTTGTATTACCTTCAAATTGCACAGCCTTTAAACTTGTAAGATTACTAAGGTTAGGTATAGTACCTTTTATTCCACTATTAGATAAATTTAAGTTTCTTAAATTAGTATAACTAACAAAAGATGAAGGCAAAGACATATTATAGAAATCATTACGAGCACATTTTATTTTTATAATAGTATTAGGAAAAGTACTTAAAAAACTTAAAGATGATAACTTACTTGCACTCATTTCACATTCTGTTAAAGCTGTTAAAGTAGAAAAATCTAATTCACCACTTACTTCATCATCACCATTGTTAGTAGCGTTATAAGCAAACTTAGTTATTGTTTCAGGATTACCTAATGTCATTCTTCGCATTATCTATATCTCCTAGTTTTCTTTGCAATCTTTTTAGGTTGTGCAACATGTTGTTTACCTTTTCTATTTCCTTTAGCTTTTGCAGCATTAGTTGCTCTACGTTCAGCTATAGTTAAAGCTTTCCAAGCAGCATCAGGTAAATATCTTTTCTTTCCTTTACTAGGCTTGCCATCAGAAGTTCTCCACTTTTGTTTAGTCCATTTACTTAAAGACCTTTGAGATTTAGCTTTAGCCACGATAACCACCTCCAGCAGCTTTATATGCTTTAGCTAACATCTGTGCTTTTCTAGCTGACCATTGACCAGCCTTTCCACCTTTAGAACCTGCTTTTATTCTATTAAATAATCTTTTACGCATAGTAGGTTTAGTATAATTACCAGCTTCATTTACTCTGCTCTTTGATTTTGCCATCAAGTTCCTCCAATCTAGTTTCTAAAAATTGTATTTTCATATTTTGTTCTACATCTAAAGGTAATATACCATCAGACTCCCATTCGTCAATCCATATTTCATTAGCACTTATATCGTCTAGCATTCTAACTTGCTCGTGTTCTAATAACATAATACGTTCATCTATATGAAAGTATCCTATAACTGCTACTGCTACTCCTCCTATAATAGATAATAAATTTCTTAAAGGTATAGTTATATCAGTA